GATGATGAGTTGGAGATGATAGGTGGAGAAGACAGCCTATTAAGACAAACAGCTAAAGGTGTAGATAGTCGGATAGAAGTTGAATATCAACTAATAGACGATGAGACACCAATCACAATCACGATGAAAACAACATCAGATGATCCCGAAGAAGGTTCAATAACAGTTGATATAAAATAAGTTACAAGACACCTGCTTGATTGTAGGTGTCTTTTTTAATGGGGTGATACGGATTAGAGCCGATAGAAAAGGAGCCCACCGTGCTAACTATGACAGGAACAGGAAGCGTATCTTTGCTACCCAGAACACCTGTGGGATATGTGGACACCCAGTAGACTTCACACTGAAGGCACCACACCCAATGAGTGCCACCGCAGACCATATCATTCCAGTAGCAAAGAACGGGCATCCAAGCGACATAGACAACCTACAGTTAGCACACTGGACCTGCAACAGACAGAAGTCTGACAAGATATTCAAGCAAGGACATGAGACCAAGCAACAAGTAGTAGGCAATAGAAACTTACCCCAAAGCATTAACTGGATGGAATACAATAGCAATCAAACGCATCAGGAACGTCCAGAATCGACAGAAGATAAACGAGGGGATAAACAAGGGGATAGAAAGACAGTGATTAGGATTAGGCGCAGGATTAAATAGGGGGGCATACCACCCTCCCTCTCTCCTGTTTCGTCCTTCACGCTGTCACTGTGCATATTTTCTCGTGCGACTTGTCCTACCCCCCCTGAAAGGAGTGAAAAGGTGAAAGGAATCGATTATTTACGATCTAAATTAGACATATACAGACGTGGCGCGTTATACCATCAAACGGTTTACGATATGAAGAATGATGATGTGAGCCCAGGCATTACGATACCACCTAAACTAAGACATCAATATAAAGCCACGTTAGGTTGGGGAACAAAAGCAGTTGATAGTTTAGCAGACCGATTGGTGTTTCGAGAGTTTGCGAATGACAACTTTAATATAAATGAAATCTATCGGATGAACTCGGCAGACATTCTTTTCGATGATGCGAAATTATCTGCACTAATTAATTCTTGTAGTTTTATTTACATTTCAGAAGGTGACGAAGATATACCTCGTTTGCAGGTTATCCAAGGTTCAGAAGCAACTGGCATATTAGATCCAGTCACACGCTTACTGACAGAAGGTTATGCAGTATTGAGTAGGGATGAATATGGAGAACCGAGAGAAGAACTATATTTCTTGCCTGGTAGAACTGATTACTTTGTAAAAGGTGACTTAAACCGTTCGGTTGATAATAGTGCACTTGCTCCATTGTTGGTCCCGATTATTCATAGACCGGATTCGAGTAAACCTTTTGGACGGTCAAGGATAACTAAATCGGCAGTTTATTATCAGAAGTACGCTAAACGCACATTAGAACGCGCTGATATTACTGCAGAGTTTTATTCATGGCCACAGAAGTATGTTGTAGGCACTTCCCAAGATTCAGAGCCAATGGATAACTGGAAAGCAACAGTTGCATCGTTTCTAGAATTTACAAAGGATGATGAGGGAGAAAAGCCGACACTTGGACAGTTTGCCGTACCGTCAATGTCTCCGTTCGTGGAACAATTGAGGACCGCTGCATCCGGATTTGCGGGTGAAACAGGATTAACTTTAGATGATTTGGGTTTTCCATCTGATAATCCATCAAGTGCCGAAGCAATAAAAGCAAGTCATGAAACATTGAGATTACAAGCTGAAAAAGCACAACGTGATTTCAGTTCAGGTTTCTTGAATGTGGGATACTTAGCGGCTTCATTACGTGATGACGCTCCATACAAACGAAATCAATTTTATCAAACGATAGCGAAATGGGAGCCAGTATTTAAACCTGATGCCTCGACTATTTCACTAATCGGCGACGGAGCTATAAAAATTAATCAGGCTGTTCCGGGTTACTTTAGTAAGCAGAACTTATTTGATTTAACGGGCATAGAAGGAGCAGAAGGTGCTGGTATTCCAATTGTAGAAGAAATTGTACAGCCTACACCAATTCCAGTAGATGTTGACGATGATGATAAAGCCGAAGTCCAGGGTAAATCATTGAATGGTGCACAGACACAAAGCTTAATAGCAATCATGTCGCAATTCACAAGTGGATCAATAACGGAAGGGCAGGCTATCAATTTAATAGCAACAGCAATCGGATTATCTAAAGAAGAAGCAAGGCGAATTCTGGAAGGTGACTTATCATGATTGATATTGTTCCTGGATTGCTTGCCCTTATTCAAAGAGATTTTAATACTGCAATCAGAAGTAACAAAAAAATACAGAGCATAAAAAACATGGTTAATAACGGAACAGCAACCTACCTACAGGCGAATGAATACGCGGTTGAAGTTGGAGAAACATTAGCCAGGGTATTCAAAGTTCACATTAAATCAGACGTGTTGCCTGACGGAAAGATGTATTACAACATTGCCGAAAGGGTTTTAAGTCCGACACTAAATAATAATCATGTGATTGTCGCTCGTGTTTCTGCGGAAATACAAGAAAACTTGAATAGATCAGCTGGATTAGGATTAAAAGGAATCGAACCACCAGTAAATCAATTAAGAATTGACAGCGTTATAAATCGTGTCGTATCAGAAGAAATATTTGATGATGCGGCTTGGATGTTACAAGAACCAATTATCAACTTCACTCAATCAATTGTGGACGACACCATAAAAACAAATGTCGAATTTCAAGGTGAATCGGGATTAAGTCCGCGAATAAACAGAACGGCTCACGGTAGTCCACCTTGTGATTGGTGTCGTTCTATGGCAGGGAGTTATAAATATCCAGATGTACCTGAAGATGTCTATCGTAGGCATGACAGGTGTCGATGTACTGTCGAATACGACGCAGGGGATGTACGCAAACAAAACATCTGGACAAAAGAATGGAGTGGGTAGCTGAAAGGGTGATGCTAGATGTCTGTGCGGATTGGAGAGCAAACTCCTACAAGATCGTTAATCTTACCTTATGACGAATCAATGGGCGATGAAGCCATCGAGTTATACGAAAAGTCTGGTCGTGAAGCTTTTGATTGGCAGAGGTTTATTGTTAATGCAATCTTAGCCAAAAATAAAGAAGGCTTATGGACACACATGAACTTTGGCTATTCTGTCCCTCGTCAAAACGGTAAGAATGAGATTGTGGCGATTCGTGAATTATTAGGCTTAAAAAAAGGAGAAAGAATCCTCCACACAGCGCATCGAACCAACACTAGTAAAGCGGCCTTTAATAGACTGGTAGCAATACTTGAAGAAAGTGGATATGAAAATCAAGTTGACTTTACCAGCATAAAAGCAAGAGGTAATGAGAGTATCGATTTAAACGGCGGTGGTCGAATTGATTTTCGGACTCGGACATCAACAGGTGGATTAGGAGAAAGTTTTGATTTATTTGTTGTCGATGAAGCCCAAGAGTACACAGATGACCAACGTTCAGCTTTAATGTACACGATATCAGCAAGTCCGAATCCACAAACCATACTTACTGGTACGCCTCCCACTCCAATATCTAGCGGAACGGTGTTTACTAATCTAAGGGAAAACACATTGCAAGGAAGCACAGAGGATACAGGCTGGGCTGAATGGAGTGTGGACGTCCAATCAGATGTAAGAGATAAAGATCTATGGTATCAATCTAACCCAAGTTTAGGTTTAAGAGTTTCAGAAAGAAACGTTCAGGTCGAAGTTGGCGATGATGACATTGATTTCAACATTCAACGATTAGGATTATGGCTTCAGTACAACCAGAGTTCAGCCATAACTGAAAATGAATGGAAAGAGTTAGAAGTTGAAGCCTTACCTCGATTTAAAGGAAAGTTATTTGTCGGTATAAAGTACGGACACGATGGAACGAACGTTGCTTTAAGTATTGCTGCTAAAACAGAAGATGACAAAGTATTTGTCGAATCTATTGATTGCCAAACGATCCGACAGGGGAATGCATGGATGATTCACTTCCTTAGAAACGCAGATATACAAGAAGTTGTTATTGACGGTGCAAGTGGTCAAAACATATTAGCTGAAGCAATGAAACAAGCAAAATTAAAGCCACCTATCCTACCAACTGTAAAAGAAATCATAGTAGCTAACTCAACGTTTGAACAAGCATTATTCCAACAAACAATTGCACATAAAAATCAACCGTCATTGTATCAGGTAGTTACTAACTGTGATAAACGAAACATCGGTACACAAGGTGGTTTTGGTTATCGTTCGCAGATTGAAGAACATGATGCTGCATTAATGGAATCTATGATATTAGCGCATTGGGCATGTTCAGAAGCTAAACCACCTAAGATACAGAAAATAAGGTACTAGATTGAAAGGGAGCGAGAAAATGAATAACAGAGAAATGATAGACTATGCGGTTCAAGCACTAGATAAGGTTAATCCAAACGAAGTCGAAACGGTTCAGATTAACCATACGATTTACGATGACGGTTCAAAAGGGTTATCTGTGGAAGTAACATATCCAGCGACTGAAAAGCCTGAAGAGTAGTAACCAGAAAGCCCTTACCACCTATTATTCGGAATTAATCTAAGGAGTGGGGAAAGTGATTGAAAAGATACTCGCTATTGTCTACGTGATAATAATTGCAACGGAAATGTATGCAGCTGGTAAATATTTTGATGAAAACAACAAGGCTAAAGCGATGTTTCGTTTAAGTATTGTGTTGATTTTTACAATACTTTTAATTAGGTCTATCCTAATTGTGAATATCAATATATATAACTAATAAGGAGTGATTTCATGAGTGAAAAATATTTAAAGGAAATTGCTAAGGAACTAAAAGAAATTCGACGTGAGTTACAAAGGAATAATAAAACGAAGTCAGCAGGAGAAATTACAGTATTTAGAGATGACAATGAATTTATTGCATCAATTTCACTAGACAATAAAGATGCAATCGTGAAGGATGGTTACAAGGTTTCAGGCTATGACAAAGACTGAAAGGAAGTGATCCATATCTCGGTTGGCTATTCCGTTATGTAGCTATAAGCCAAATAAAAAGGAATGATTGAATTGAGTTTAAAAGAAAAATTTGTCGAGGAAATGCATAATGTCAATATACCTAAACTAATTACAGTAGCCGTAAAGTTGCCAAGTGGTGCGATTGAAACGATTACGAATACTGAGGATACGGTCACCAAAGCACTATATTACACTGATAATTATGATGAGGAATTTAGACTTAAGCATAATAATGATGTTCAAATAGTGGGTTATATGATTGTATAACACTCGTCTTTAAGCAATAGACGATATAAACAGGCTTATTTTTCATGCACTAATTCGGATGTATCCGTTAAATAC